TTAAATCAGCAGCTTCTTTTAAACCTGCTTTTTCTAATTCATTGTTTATTGTAATCCTATCAGATTTTATAGCATTTTGCATATATAGTTCAATAAGTTTTTCTATATTGTCTTTGTAGTCTTGCACCTGTTTTTTTATTTCTTCAGGAGCATCATCACTAACATAAATCATTTTTTCAATACAACGCTTTGCCCAAAATTCAGTAGAATGGCCGCCTTCATCTGTTGTATGTACTTCTATTATTCCTAACTCTGGACCAGCTTTGTAACTCATTACCATTTATTCGGTTCTCCTACTTTGTTTTTTTTAAGATGACTGTCATGTTTATCAATTAAAACAGGTTCTTGTTCTTGTTTAAATTGCTGTATTTGACTTCTTTTTTTTGCAATTAAAATGCCTTTTTCATCGGTTATAACAACCAATGGATCATCAAGTCTGTGATAGCCATAAAGCTTTTCATGTGTAGGAACTGCTGTATCAAGCAAGTAACTTGTATGCGCAACTTCAACTTGAATGCCTTGATTCATAGCCTTGCTTAACCAAAACTCTACAGATGCTCTGCCTGATTCAGCAAAATGTAAATTGCCTTTATAACTAAAATCAACTCCAAATAATTTTATTTTTTCAACTTTATTCCAAACAGCAAAAGCGACTGCATACGAAACTGTATTATTTAAATAGTGACAGCCACATGCCCCTAAAATTTCATCAATGGGATATTCAACTAAACCAGGGCAACGATCATCTAATTCGCATGTGTAAACTGGGCCTTCATGCTCAGTTAGAAGCTTTGACATACTATTTGTTTGGCCGCCTGCATCATCGGTATCTAAAAATCTAGATGGTGGATCCATCATAAATACTCTATCGTGAAATATAACTGATGCTACTGCATTTATAGCCCAAACCTCATCAAAGTGTGCGCCATGTGATTTTGCTAAATTATAATCAAACCAACTACTGCCCATCCCCACAATAGCTACGGTTTTACCTTCAAGTTTCTTGATTGGTTTCATATCTTCTCCTTTTTTAAAAACTAAGTAATCTGCGTTCTTAACGAATCATATCTGTATTCGTCTCTTCTTCCTCTTGCCTCTGCTTTATTTTTTAATCTTGCCATTTCTTGTTGAAATCTATCTTCGTATAGTTTCATCATATCTGGATCGCCTTTCATAAAAATATAAGCTTCGACTAAACACCCATACAATAAACCATTTCTTGCATGTTCGGACATCCAGGTTCCAGTTGTATCTGTTACCAAAGAGTTTGGTTTGTATAAATAGTGTAGTTCAGTTGTATAATTTTGATCTGGAACTGGTGCAATAATAAAACTTGTTTCTTCTGTTCCAGTATTTAAGTTTTTATCAAAGTCTCCGTAATACAAAGGCAATCCTCTTTCTCCTGAGTCTGTTGGATCTGGCGCATACTCTTGCATAAAACTAGGATGTTTTTTATCTAAATAATGATAATCACCATTAGCATCTATTACAGATAAAGAAAAAGACAGCTCGAAATCATTTGGAGCTGTTAAAAATCTAGAACCAGCGGCCATAGATCCTTTTACATTTCTTCTAAAATAATCAAACTGAACAAGCTCAAATATTCTTTCTTCTGCATTTTTAATAATATCGTCCAAAGTGCTAACAAAAGTTGTTTCAGAGTTTTCTGAAAAATTTTGAATTAAAGTTTTTAATTCTGATAATGTTAAAGGACTACTCATGGTATTGTAATTGTAACCTCTCCAAGAGAACCTGTCATTTCAGAAACTGTAAAATTTGCTCCTATAATATCTGAGTTCATATAATGAGGTGTGTAGATATCGGTATAAACAACCACAACATAACCTTCACCAACTTCTTTATCTGTATCTGGTCTTGGCCTGTAAAGTGCTTGAGGATCAGCAGGAGCTGTATGCGGTTCTAGTTGAGGGTGTTTTGGCTCAAAACATTGAGAACAGACTTTAAAACCAGTCCATTCTTTTTTTAAATCTTTTAAAGGATATTCAAACGCACATCTGTCGCATAAACCTATTGCAAATTTACCTGAAGCGTAAGACATGTTACCTCAAACTATTAAACGGCCTAATTCTAAATGATGCTTTATCCTCATCAGTAGACATAGCCCTATCAAATTCTTCTTCGTATACTTGTTTTAATAATTGAACTTTTTCTGGAGCTCTTTTGATTGCAATATAATATGCAAGACCTGCTGCAAAACAAGGATAAAATCTAAAAGGCATATCCATTGTATTAGTTGCAGCGTCGGCATCATCCATTCTAATCATCTTATTAAAAACCAAAATGTCTGTTGAATTTTCTGGCGTAGGCCAAACTTTTAAAACAGGTGCATTTAATTTATCTAAAAACCATTGAGAAGGCATGCTTTGAGTTGTTTTATTGGGGATGTTTAAGTAAGAACTTCTGCTTAACCTATCAATAGAAATGTCTGTTTGTTCTCCGTTTGTTGTACGCCTCAAAACAACATCTAAAATATCAATTACATTAGAATTTAAAGTATATTCAGCCGTTCCTTGAGTAACAGTTTGAGTGTCTTGCTCTATTGTCCATTGGTTTAGGCCTCGGTTGGCCCATTCAGCAAGCATTAAGTTGATAGATCTTCTAGCAGTTTTTAAATCATAACCAGTTCTAAGCTCTAGGCCGCATCTTTCAAATGCTTCCTCTACGAACTCAGCTACGTTTGGTTCAAAATTTGTACTGCCTGAAAGTGCCATAACTAATCCTCTGGAGCGTATAAATTATTAAATGTTATGTTTGGGTCCATATAGCTCTCATGTTGTTCTGCTGAATGCGTCCATTGAGAGGGCATAAAATCTGGTGCTCCCTCGCCTACACGCCACAAAGCAGGATTTGTTGCTCTTACTCTATTATTTGGTAAAGCTACAAAACTGCCAGTATACTCACCAGCGTCTGTTAAATATAGCACATGTGATTGCTTATGTTGAGCGGGATCATCTGCTATAGAGTTCTCTGTATAGTCTACAGTAAATAAATACTTTCCTGTATAAAATTCTCCTCCTATTTTGCATACCCAAGGAGATGAACTTACCCTGTCCATAACTACAACAGAGTGCTCATGGCTTAAACAATCCCAAGGTTGAGCTAAATGGTCTTCCATTGGAGTTGGCCATTCTTCTAGAGGGATGTCTGCTACTAAAGCTTGTATAGGCATTCTTGCCCACATAGCGCCACCATGAACATTTGGCGCGTCTTCTTCATTATCTATTTCGCACCCAGTAAATACTACTTGAAATGATAAAGATCTGTCTGGAATTGTATTAACAGCTATAACAAGAGCATGCAAATACTCTCCGTGATAGTTGCTATGATTTGCCGTAAATTCTTTTCTTACCCAACATTTAAACTGAGGTATGTTGGAAATTAAATATGACATGTAAGGTGCAAATTAAACTTTGCCGCCTTTTGCCATATATTTAGTGCCTTTCATAGCGCCGCCCTTGGACATGTATTTAGTACCCTTCATAGCGCCACCTTTTGCCATATATTTAGTGCCTTTTGCTGCACCGCCTTTAGACATATATTTAGTTCCTTTTACAGAACCGCCCATTGCATAGCCTTTAGTTCTTTTATACATTATTTTTTACCTTTTTTAGTTGTTTTTTTTGCTGCAACTTTCTTAGCTGGAGCTTTCTTAGCTGGAGCTTTCTTTTTAGGCATATTAAGATAGATGCGATCTTCTTTTACAGGCTCATCTGGTCTTATTTTTGCTTTTAACCTTGCGGCCTCTTTAGCTTTCATTTTATCTTTTTTTGTCATAATTGCCTCTCTGGGGTTTTTTAATTTTGCAATAATATTATTCTATCTTAATATATTAGCTATTGCTCCTAATAAAATTTAGTTTTTTTTCTTTTGTTATTCATTACTTTACCACATCCTCTAGCAATTCTAATCTCCACGACATCGCCTTCTGATTTTTTAACTCTGCCATTTTTCCAACTAATTCTTTTAGAGCTAGTTTTTTTCTTGGCTGCTGATGTGCATTGAGCTTTTGTTGGTCTACAGGCAGGATAACTTCTACGTTTTTCACCTTTTTTTCTACCGCAAGGCTTACCAGTTTTACAGTCTACCCATCCTGTACCATCATTTTTAGAAAACCAATCTCTAAGTGTTTCTTTTTTAGCCATTAGCTTAATTTAGTTTTGGTTCTTTTGCCTGCGAGCATGTTGTTAAAACCTCTTGCTTGAACAAATGTTACTTCGCCACCAGTTGCTTTTTTTGTTCTTTTTTTACTATTGCCGTAATTGGCTGCGCCAACTTTTCTGCATTGGACCAATCTACCACTAGCATATGCACTAGGCCAAACTTTTGCACTACGCTTTACCTTATGGTAACAAGCGTCTTTTTTGGTTTTATTTTTAGCTGCCATTTAACATTTCCACCTTCGTCTTGCTTGACGTATTCTTGAGTTAGGATCGTTTCTTGTTTTAGCAGAACTTTTCTTTAGCTGACCAAGCGATCTAGCGCAATAAGATTTACGCCTTTTTGCTGCTTTACTGCCTTTTTTAACTTTGCCTGTTACAGCAGTTTTAAGTTTAGATCCAGGATTGGCTTTACGATAAGCGGCTACACCTTTTTTAGTCATACCAGCGCCAGACTTAGTAGGCCTATAATTAGCCCCTTTGCCCTTGGTGGTTTTGCGTATAGGTTTTGCTTTTCTGCGTTCTGCCATAACACTTAATATAGTAGCACTATAGAAGTGCTACTACAAAAATTTAAGCAGCGTAGTTTTTAAAAAGAGTTAACACTATAACGTACGAGTCATTGGCGCCAGCGCCTGTCGTAGTTAGCTTTATATCACCTGTTTTTCCACTTGCTGCTGCTGTATTTATTATTCCGCCAAATTCTGTAAAGTCTTCGTCAGTTGTGTAATCTGCATTAAGATCCCAACAAATAGTAGGAGTAGTTGCATCCCATAAAAGTTTTACACTCATGCCAAAGGTTGAATAAACAATCTTTGCAAGACGAACACCCGTACATGCTTTGCCATAGTTGTTAGGCTGCAAAGCGCTAACGTCTACTTTTTTTACTGCACTTTCACCCGTACCATCAGATGTACTGGTTAGCTGAATAATAGCAAGCCTATCGCCATCTAACAGAGTTGTTGATGTTGCTGCATCTGCCATTGTTTACTCCTATCTTTCAACCATTACATTAATGTAATCAACAGTCATAGTTTTTGCTACTGCTTCGCCATTTTGAATACCAAAAGAAATGGTTAAATCTTCATCATTAGGAAGGTTAGTATCTGCAAGAACCAAAGGCTCTGCATTATTAACAGAGTAATGGACATTTGAAGTATTTGGGTCAATAAACCAGCTTAAAGTAATAAACGTATCATTTGACATAGTAGCGATACTTGATGCTGTAGTAGCAGAATTGTTTTTCTCAACAGAAAGATCAACTGTCGCTGCTCCATCTGCACTAATAAAGAAAATACCATCTGTTACATCAAGGGGGGAAGTATCAGTTATATGTAATCCCATAACGAAATCACTTTGAGTGGCATCACTTACTTTAAATCTGCTTGAAAAGAAAGCTCTTTTCCCAGCAGCAAGTGTAAATGCTTCGCCTTTTAGCTGTAAGAAGTCTAAATCGTTATCTCCAGCAGCGTTGGTAAGCAATAAAGCCCCACCAGCGGATGAAGTAACTGCTTCTGTTGCACTACCTGTGCCAGCTTCAGTTGTAGTGATTGTCCAATCACCAGAGTTGTACGTCATAAAGTCATTAAAATAACCGTAGTACGTTTGATCCGATGGATATGGTTGAAACATCGGTAAGTCTTTTTTACTTTTACTAGCAACAGTATTACCTGCCCATAGTATTAGATTTTGAAAATGCGGATTAGCCATTATGAACTCCTTTTATTTGTATTAATGGAAACCTTGCGGTCCTCATCAAGCTAATTAACAAATTTTAGTTTAACTCTTGAATTATTTTAAAGCAAGAACAAAAAAAGGGGAGCAAATGCTCCCCTTTTATCAATTGCTAAGAATTAAGCACCTTGAGAAGCGAAAACAGCTCTCCAATTGGAGAAACCGAAAGAGTATCTTTCTCTAGCTTTGTAACGCATGTTACCAGTATCGAAATCACCCTCTAGGGCTGTTGACATAGGACTTCTTTGGAAGTGTTTAAAGCCATCTGGACAATCTGTTTTTAAGAACCAAGCATCATTGTCTGTTAGATAGTGGTTAACCACATATCCATCAGGACACATACCCATATTCTTAATAGCGTTGATGTCATTGTCAGATGTACCAACTCTACCAGGAGTGTTAATCAATCTATCAGCGACAAACTGCAATTGAGGTGGAACAATTAACTTCATACCTTTCAGAGCAATTTGTAATTGTCTGTCATCGGTTAAAGTTGAAACAGAAATCAACGCATCTTCTAATGAAGTTTCGTTAAGGTCTGTATATGTTGAAGGTCTGTTACTTGCAGTTCCGCCGCCACCTAGAGGGTGAGCAGTAGAAACAAGTGGTTGACCGTCGCCACCAGTAAAATTACTGTCAAACGCATTGTTTAACACAGAAGCAGCTTTAATCTGCTTAGTGTTAGCCATAGATCTAGCCAAGGCTTTTGTATACCTTGAACCAAGTCTATCGTAAAGATTATCTTCTACAGCTTCTTCTGTAAGAGCAAAAGCTAAAGCAACAGTTTCATGGTTATAACGTGATGTAAAGCCTTCAGTAGCGTTATCAAACGATACCCCAGCTCCTTCAGCTTTAACTGAAGCGTTACCAAAACCAACAATCATTACTTCTTCTTCAAACGCTCTATCTGAAGATTCTGTTTCGTAGATTTCTTCGTGTTCAGAATCGTACCTTGCATACTCCATGCCGAAAAGGGCATTAAGACCAGGCTCTAGTTCTTTTGCTAATTGGGATCTATTAATAGCCATTAGTTATACCCCTGTGGTTTGAGCATAGAAGTGCTCGTTAATTTTAACAATCAAGTTCACGTTTGTTGAAGCTGAACCAGTACCTAGGGTGCTGTTTTCAGGATCAGTAGAAACGCCCACAATCCTTAACTGAGCTGTAGTAGCAGCAGTAGTGCCACTAATTTTAACTCCAGAAATACCTGTTTGTGTTGAACCAGTTGAGTAAACAGAGTCAGCATTATTACCAACAACTGTTTGCACTACTGAACCAGTAGCAGCTGATTGAACTTCAAACAAGGCATTAGGATCGTCAACTATGAATGCCACCGCGTCAGATGTCACAGTTCCATTTGGCCAATACGATGAAAAAATCGTATCTCCGCTTGAGTCTGTATATTGACATCCTCTAAAGACTCCTAGTACAGGATTATCCGTAGCGCCAGCAACTAAAATAGTTCCCGCGTTGGTCATCTTCACTAGGTCGCCTGAAAAAATGTTTCCAGATGCACCAGAAGCAATTTTGTATTCGGTCACTCCTTCACT